GCAGACGGAGACCTTGTGCTTATTAGCGATGTTAATGACAGCAACAACACTAAGAATGTCACCATATCCGCGCTGAGGTCCGGTTTGTCGGCCTATACCGAGATTTACGACGATTCGGCCGGAAACTCTACGACCATTGCCGTTCAAGGGACATTTTACAAAATGGTCACAAACACAAGTCAAGGGCTAAACAATGACGCACTATTGACCACAGACGGAGCAGGGCGAGTTACCAATACCGGGGCCGCAAAAACTTTTGCCATTACTTATTGCGTTTCAGCAACGACTGCATCCGGAAATAATCAGCATCTTATGTTTCGATTAGCGAAAAATGGAGTCACAATAAATTATAGCGAAACAGATACTGTAACAGGAAATAGCGGAGGAGCAAAAGCTTCAAGCGTGTCTAATACTGTTCTTGTTCAATTATTAGCAAACGAATATATTGAAATTTGGTGCACAAACAATACGTCAACAAACGCCGTCGTTTTGGAGCACCTTAATCTAGTACTAAGACAAATCTAATGGACATCCGGAAAATCTCAATCGGGCAGGACTACAAAACTGCCATGCACTACATTGTGGGACAACAAGTTTTAGGCGGGGACTACACGATCCATCTGATCAGGGTATCAGAGGAAACGGGGGTCACTCGCGTTTACATCATCTCTAAAGCACAGGAGGTCCTTCTATGGAAGGAGTTCAACTCCGTTGTGCCGGTATCTATTGAGTACAACATCTCTTTCTAATGCGCTCTCCGTTTCAGTTTATCGTGCGTCCGCGCGATACGAAACGATACGATAATATTCGCAAATACGGCGATATTGACTTTATCGTAAGCGCTTCGCAAGAGGACCACAAGTTTTCTAACCGCTACGCAGAGGTGGTTAGCACGCCGGCCGGGTATAATGGGCCCATAAAAGCCGGCGATACGTTGATCGTGCATCACAACGTGTTCAAGTTCTACTACGATATGTACGGCCGGCAGAAGAGCGGCAAGTCGTTTTTTCATGACGACCTGTTCTTGCTGGATGAAGACCAGTTCTTCTTGTACAAGTCAAAGGACGGAGGATGGAATACGCATTCGAAGTACTGCTTCGTTAAGCCGGCCGAGACCAAGACCAAGTTCATCAGCGACGGGGCTTCGGAGGAGCATCTCTTTGGCATCGTGAGATACTCGAACGACGAACTTAGGGCCCTTGGAGTTTTCGAGGGTGACGAGGTAGTGTACGAGCCGGACGTTGAGTATGAGTTTTATGTCGATGGAGAAAGGCTGTACCGGTTATTCACCGCCAACATTGCAATAAAAATCAATGAAGAAGAGCGACACGGACTATAAGCTGCAAATCATTGCGGCCGGAAGGAAAGCCGTCGATCACCTGATAAAGGTGGCCGAGGAAGAGATCATTACCGGAGGAGAGGGAGACCTCAGTGCTGACCGGCTCAAGAACGCGGCCGCCACAAAGAAGATCGCTATTTTTGACGCTTTCGAGATCTTGTCCAGGATACAGGCGGAAGAAGAAGCCATGGCAATGCCGGAAAAAAAAGACGATGGCTCTAAAAAAGGATTCGCAGAAAGACACTCCAAGTAGCCTTTACACCGTGCTTCCCGTCCCAAAAAGGAAGGGCAAGTGGGAGTATGGCTACGACCAGAAGGATGACATTATCGTCATCTCAAAGGATGGAACCGTTGGCTCAGTATACGAGGTCTCCGGAATAAAGATTGGACTGCCAAAAGCGCCGGCAGAGGTGTACTCAAGAACACCAAAGAAAGAGGATCAGTATTGGGAGCCTTTCCCGTACCCTGAACCGCTCTCAAAAATTAAGAGCATATTTCAGTGGAACGAAAGGCCCCGGGAGTTCAAGGAAATGTGGGTCGATTACATTGAGCAGGAGTTCGAAAGGCGAAGCAAAGGATTTTGGTTCATGAACAACGGTGTTCAAACATACATCCCGGGTAGTTACTATATGTACCTCCAGTGGACCAAGATAGATGTCGGACATCCGGACTACAGGGAGGCGAACCGGATCTTCTTCTTATTTTTTGAGGCTTGTATGGCTGACCCTAGGTGCTTTGGTATGTGCTACCTGAAGATTCGCCGATCTGGGTTCTCGTTTATGAGTTCATCGATAGCCGTGAACACGGCCACTCTTGCGAAGAACGCGAGGGTTGGTGTGCTATCAAAAACCGGTGTGGACGCAAAGAAGATGTTCACGGACAAGATCGTGCCGATATCGAGCAACTACCCATTTTTCTTCAAGCCCATCCAGGACGGTATGGACAAGCCCAAGACCGAATTGGCGTACCGGTTACCGGCATCGAAGATCACGAAGAGGAATATGCACGATGTGATGTCGTCTGCCGATGGCGATGGCCTGAACACGACCATTGACTGGAGAAACACGGCCGACAACAGCTATGACGGTGAAAAGCTACTACTATTGGTTCATGACGAATCAGGGAAGTGGGAGAAGCCGGAGAATATCCTGAACAACTGGCGTGTAACCAAGACGACGCTCAGGGTCGGAAGCCGGATCATCGGAAAATGCATCATGGGATCTACGGTGAACGCGCTATCAAAGGGCGGCGGCAACTTCAAGCAATTATACGAGGACTCTGACGCAAGGAGGAGGAACGCCAATGGCCAGACGAAGAGCGGGATGTACAAACTGTTCGTGCCCATGGAGTGGAACTTCGAGGGGTACATCGACCGGTATGGGTTTCCTATTATGGAAACATCCGAGCCGGTCGTCGGCGTTGATGGCGCCATGGTATACAGCGGGGCAATAACACATTGGAGAAACGAGGTTGACTCGCTTAAGAGGGACCAGGACGCGCTGAACGAATTCTACCGGCAGTTCCCGAGGACCGAGTCGCACGCATTCAGGGACGAGAGTCGGCAATCGCTATTCAACCTGAACAAGATATACCAACAGATCGACTACAACGATGGAATGTTGATGAGCCATTACCTGACGAGGGGGTCGTTCCAGTGGGCCAATGGGGTCAGGGACTCGAAAGTGATCTGGGTGCCGAGCAACACGGGCCGGTTCTTGGTGTCGTGGATACCGCCGATCGGACTGCAAAACAGAGTCATCGAGAGAAACGGGAAGAAGCATCCCGGGAACGAACACTTGGGCGCGTTCGGGTGCGACCCATACGACATCTCGGGGGTTGTCGGGGGAGGCGGGTCAAATGGCGCGCTCCATGGTCTGACAAAGTTCCACATGGAACCTGAAGCTCCGACCAATGAGTTCTTCCTGGAGTACATAGCCAGGCCGCAGACTGCCGAGATATTTTTCGAGGACGTACTTATGGCCTGCGTGTTTTATGGGATGCCAATGCTGGCCGAAAATAACAAGGCCCGGTTGCTTTATCACTTCAAGAACAGGGGATACCGGGCGTTCTCAATGAACAGACCGGACAAGCACGCGAGCAAGTTATCGCAAACCGAGATTGAGATAGGAGGCATACCGAACAACTCCGAAGACGTAAAGCAGGCTCATGCTTCGGCCATTGAATCATACATTGAAAAATACGTAGGCTTTGACTTGGAGGGTCAATTTAGGGATCCGCAGGAGTGTGGAACGATGCCTTTTGCTAAGACTCTTCAAGATTGGGCCCTATTTGATATCAACAACAGGACCAAACATGATGCCTCAATTAGCTCAGGCTTAGCGATAATGGCAACACAGAGGCATATGTATTTGCCTGAAATCAAGAAGAACAAAATAAGCATTACCTTTGCCAGGTATAATAATAGAGGAAGCGTAAGCGTCTTACATGGAAAAAGATCAACCGATAGTTCCTTCTAAGGGATTCCCTGGGCAATTGGCGCCTGACTCAGAGAAAGAGTCAGAGACTTACGGCCTAAGAATTGGCCAGGCCATTCAATACGAGTGGTTCAGAAAGGACTCCGTCGGAGGTCGATTTTACTCGCAATGGAGAGAGTTCCATCGCTTGAAGATGTACGCGAGGGGCGAGCAGTCCGTTGAGAAATACAAGAATGAGCTGGCCGTCAATGGCGACCTGTCTTATCTCAACCTAGATTGGACTCCGGTTCCCATCCTGCCAAAGTTTGTTGATATCGTCGTGAACGGTATGTCCGATCGCTTCTTCAAGGTAAAAGCGAACGCCCAGGACGCCATGTCTTCGGATATGAGAAACCGGTTCCAAGAGTCGATTGAACTACAGATGGCCGGTAAGCCTTTGTTTGAGGCGCTGAAAAAGAAAATGGGCGTTGATGCCTTCACGATCCCGGAGACGGATATTCCGGAAACGGACGATGAGCTTCAGCTGTATATGCAGATGAACTACAAGCCGTCTATAGAGATCGCGGAGGAGCAAGCCATATCAACCA